TTGGTTTTTTCAAAACCTTTCTTGGTGCTCTTGGTCATTGAGTCCATCGCACCCGTCCAAGTTTTCTTCATGCCATCCCATGTCTTACCGAGCCACTTGCCAGCGTTAGAAAAACCGTCTTTGATATTTTTAACGATACCGTCAACGAATTTCTTGAATTTTTTATTGTGCTTATAGATCAGAGCAAAAGCCCCAGCAATAGGATTGGCAATAAATAAAAGGACTTGTTTCCAGTCCTTTTTAAAGAAATCAATGATTTTACCAAAGATTTCTTTGGTAACTTTGAAGATTTTACCAAAGGCTTTCTTAGCAGCATTAAACATTCCGTCTACGAAGGCTTTAAATTTCTTGTTGTGCTTATAAAGTAAGACCAAGGCAGTAATAGCCGTGGCTACGGCTACCGCAATCAAGCCAATAGGGTTAGAAGCCATTGCTAAGTTCCACGCTTTTTGCGCTACTGCTGATGCTTTTTGAGCAACAGTCATAGCTACCGTAGATTCTTTCATCACTTTAATGGCCTTCGCAACTTTCATCACTCCTGAAGCTACTTTAGAACCAACAAAGTAAGTCGCAAATAAAGCGCCGACTGTTTTAATAGCCGTCTTATGTTCGGCAATGCCACCCAAAGCCTTGGAAAGTGATGTGACTGGGGCTTTAGCTTTTTTGCCGTTGCCAGCCATCGTTCCTAACGCACCGGCAACACCTTTAATCATACCTAAAGCCGTTTCCCATACACCGCTAGCAAACTCTTTCCCAATGCTCAGCGATGGTCCTATGCTGTCCTTAATTTCTTTAAAGAAAGCGACAATCTTAGGTGCATTATTAGCAATACTTTGACTAACTTTATCGACAACGTTGTTTAAGCCGTCCATGAAACCATTAAGCTTATCTGTACCATTACCAAGGTTAAACACCTTAGAAAAGGCGTCCATGATAGTTCCCAGACCTTTAGAAACATGCTCCCCAAGTTCTTTGAACTTCCCTTCAGTGTTAGGATCTGCAACCCAATTACCAATCTGTTGTAAGAATGGGTTTTTCATTTTATCAATCGGGTCACGAAACGCCGCAACCACTGCCGGCATACGAGACTGGATTGTTCTTTCAAGACCACCAATAGTGGTTGAGAAGTTAGCCGTCGCATCCTTGTACTTGTCTTGCAACTCAAACAAGGCTTTTTGAGCCATCTCAGCGGTAATCTTACCATCGCTTTGCAACTTGGCATATTGCTCTTGAGTCATGTTGGCAATGCCAAGTTCTTGCCCGGCAACTTCTTTCAACTGGTTTTTCATCTCTGGAAAAACATTGATGATAGACATCATGTCTTGCCCTTGAACCTTACCATTGGCGATCATTTGAGCCCACTGAGTAGCGAAATTCTCAACGGCTGCATCGGTCTGACCAAACGCATCTTGCAATGTCAAGATAGCCTGCGTTTGCTGTTTGGTTAACTCGGTGTTGTGAGTAACGGCATAGAATTTTTGGTTCATACCGTCAACCATTTCAGTTGAGTTAGCCGCTGCTTGTGCCATTTGGTTGGTCATGTCAACCATTTTCTTACCTTCTTCGGCATTGCCGGTTAGGGTAAGCCAAGTGGCGTTCATGGTTTGTTGGTATTTAACGTATTCGGCACTGGATTGTGCGATTTCGTCAAACTTGCCCTTAATAGCTCCCAATGCGTTCTGGAAACCGTTGCTAATCAAATTAGCGGCAAACGTAGCTCCAAAGATACCTTTTAGGCGTGAGGTTTTTGTTTCGGTCTCGCTAACTTCACTACCAAGTCGTTTAAAGCTATCTTTCAAGCGTCCAATGAGTGAGCTAGACCGTTGACTTTGCTCAATCTCACCATTCAACTTATCGGCAGCATTGCGAGTATGTGCAAGACTTGTGGCAGTTTCATCCAAGCGTTGTTTTTGCTTGCGATATTCATCGCTTGTCCTTCCGGACTGTTTTGCCACACGCTCAAGCATTTCTTTTTGAGTCTCGTACTGCTTGTTTAAGTTAGTAATAGAACCCTTGTATTGCTTGAGTTTCTCTTGCCTTGCTTCATCTTCTTTGCCTTCTGCTTTCAGACGCTTGATATAAGTATCTGAGGCTTCATTTTGGGCTTTGTACTCACGCTGCAATTCAGCAAGCCCAGACCTGTGATAGTCTAGGCTATTTTTAGCTTGACGCTGTTGATTCTCCAAGGATGCCAAACGTGTGGTAGCTTGGTCAATCTGTTGCTGGTACTTAAGGTACTGTTCAGCGGTTTCAGCGGTACTACCTTTGAGTTGAGACTGTTCTTGTTTCAGTTTCTCAATCTTATGTTGTTGGTTTTGAATAGCATTCCCCAAACCATCGTACTTAGCTTGTGCTGCTCCTAGATAATCACCAGCACTACGCATTTGGCTTTCTTGTGCCTTCCATGCGTTTGTAGAGCTATTGACCAACTGAGTTAATCGCTTAATCGAGTTGGCCGCTTGTAGTGTATCTAGGGCGATTTCCGTGGACATGGTAGCTTGTACTTTTGCCATGTATTATTTTTCCTCCTTTCCTTAAAAATTAGAGTAAAGATGTTGGGTCAACCATTCTATCTTCTTCCTCTTTAGCATTTAAGATTTTCATCAGCTCGTAATAATCAGTGTCATAATACTGATCTAGTGTCCACCCAAAACCTTGGATTGATTTTTTAGCAATGATTTTTAAATCTTCAATGCGATTTTCTAAATCAAAAATCTGTTCGCCTTTAGATTTTATTCTTTTGGGTCAGTTTCACCAGCAGCGTTTTCAAGTTGTTCGTCTGTCAATCCGTACATGTAGCCAACCAATCTCTCGGCAATCTCTTGTGTACGTTCATTGTCCAAATCAAGCAATTTGTCGTAGTCTTCATCATCCAAGTTGAGAATGGCACGGATAAAACCAAGCATTTCTTTAAGAATTGTGAAGCTCGCTTGTGCTTGCTCTTGTGTATCACCCTCTTCGACAGTGTCGCTGATTTTAAGCACGGCAAGTTGATATTCGTGCATACGCAAGACATTACGGTTGCTTGTAGTCACCTTGAAGGCTTTTTTGCTAATTTCTGGGATTTGAATAGTTCTGATTTCCATTTATCTTTACTCCTTTTAACAAAAAATAGAGGTCAGGCCATGAGCCCGACCTCTTGCGAATTATTGAGGGGATACGCCAGCTCCTGTAAGTGCATATCCACCAAATACTTCTTTGTACATATTAGTTTTATCGAAAGTTGATGAACCAGAGAAGTATTTCTTGAATGGCTCCCCATTAAAAGAGATAGCTGACAATGCGTTGAATGTCATGTTATCGTCATGGCGAGTTTGAGCAGTATCTGTATCTGTTGCAACGTTTTGAGCAGATTCTTGCATAATACCGTTAGCGAAACCAAAGAATACTGAGTGTTTGCGATCAAGTGTTTCAGATTCAATCAACACTGCTGTGTGTGGTTTTTCGCCATCCATCACATAGCCACCTTTGCCGTCAGGACGGAATCCAAGTAGTTTTTGTTTAATATCGAAATCAAGGTTGTTGAAATCAAATGCTACTGTTGGTGAACCGGGTGCAATCATTACATCTTGCACTGAATTGTTCCCTGGAACCTTAGTAGCTTGACCTTCCAAGTTAGAAATGTTAGCGGTACGAGTACCAAGCATGCTTGAATCAACTTCAATCACGCCATCAGTTGAAAGGCCATCGTTGCCTTTAAGTAGTTTTTGGGTTTTAGGGTCAACCAAAGCAAGTCGAACCATTTTCAAACCTACAATTGCCATATAGTAATATCTCCTTTGTTAAATTAATTTATCGAGAGCAACAAAAAAGACCGCCGTAATCTGTAACGTATCGGGGTCTATGCTATGCTCTCTCATATCTGTTATTGAGTAGTGTTCCGATTTTAGAAACTTCAATAGTTCCATTTCAAAGGCTTCAATATCAAAGTTGATATCAGCCTTGTAGAAAATCTGGACTTCTACTCTATCTGTTTTGCTGAAAAAGGTATTGTTTCCGCTTAAGTCAAGGGATGGATTGCTTTCAGTGAGCAAAACGATTGTCTTATCGGTATTTTCTTCGAGCTCTTTAGGCAAGTTGTTTGCATATACTTCGCTTATTTCACCAAATTCTTTGCCGTCAATCAGCTCTTTTAGTTTTACGGTTGCTAGCACTTAATCACTGTCCTCCTTTCTTGCGAATGAGTTTCTCATATTCCGCTTTTTCTGCCAATAGCACCTTCTTTTGAACACTGCTATCGTTTTGGACATTGGTAACGAAATGATCAGCACGATATTTCTTAGTACCATCATTTAATCGTCTGGCATTTTGAGCGTGGTAATTATTCTTCCAGCCTACGGTTGCCACACCGTTCTTTCTGCCGTCCGCATTAGTGGATTGGACAGATAAACCGTCAGCCATGTGCCCATACTTCAAATCTTTTTTGTTTGAGTAGTGTTTCTGCCTAGTAACTTCTTCCAGTTCCTTTTGAAACACTTTCGCACCAGCGGTAGTAATCTTAGCTTGTTCCGCTGGTGTGATATCGCCAATACTGGCTACCGTTTCAAGCCAGCCCTCTAGTGCTTCGTCAAGCCCTACCATAGCTATCACCCAACTTTCTTGTGTTTTCTCAAAGTCAGAAAGTCGTAGCGGTTTAGCCCAAAGTTTTCGTTTGGACTAACACGCACAATGTCGTACTTAGTGCCATTGAGAACAGCCACTTGACCTTCAATCACTTTGGCATTATGACGGACAACAATCACTCGTGTATCGCTTTCGCCATTTTGTTGGGCTAAATACTCTTGATTGAGTGTGCGAGTATGAGGCTTGTAGTGCAATGTAAACTGTTTCACAAATTTCGGCACGCTCACACCCGTAAATTTATTGGGTGTGCTTTGGTAGGTACCAAAATCAGCTTTGAAACGAAAGTCTGAGGGTAAGTATCTAACTTTAGCCATTAGTCTCCTCTTTCTTCGCTATACGTTGCGTATAAGCCCCTTAATTGCCCGATTATGCTATTTAAAGTTAAATTAATCGGATAAGTCACTGTGTCAGTCAAAGCGACTCTATAAGTAAAATAGGAGCTTGTGAGAGCTATTACAGCCGTATCAAATAGAGATTCCACACTTTCAAGGTCGTAAAATTTCGAATCACTACCGACTGCATTGATAATGTACCGTTGAGCCGATTCAATGTAAGCTGGAATGAGTGCCGTGTCGTCTGTCTCATCCAGATTGAGGGTCTGCATGATAGTTTCCTTAGATACACTCATTGCTTACCTCCTAAATTAAGCCCCAGTGGTTGAAAGATTAGCTTTTTGGTCAGCGATAGCTTTAAATGACGCTGGCACAAACGCTTCTTCATCTGTTTTAACAACGTCGAAGCGGTCAATAACACGTACTTTAGTAGTGTCAGTTTCAAATGCTCCACCACCAATGTTAGTAGAGAGCAATGATAAGTGTTGACGGTCAAACAACGTTACCGCTTGTTTCAGGTCACCAAAATACAATGGCATAACTCCACCGGTAGCGTTTGCAAGCCAGCGGTCAGAAACTTCTTTAACTGCGAATCCATCGATTGAATATCCAGTAGGTGATTTCACATCACGTTCCATGAGGTAGTCACCCATTGCGTTCTTAACTTTTTTAAGAGCAGTGAAGCCTGAAGTGTTAGTCAAGAAGAATGAAGTTTGTTTGATAGCTGGGTCAACTTTAGCTTCAAGATCAATAATGTCATCCCATTTAGCCAACGTTGGTTTAGTTGGGAGTGTTGCAATTACATCCAAGATAGCTTTGTTGCGTGTAACAACAACTTTCTTAGCAATCCAACCAGACAACCAAGCAAGGATATTTTCAGCAGAATCAGCAAGCAAGCTATTAGTTACTGTTGAGATACCAGCATAGCGTTTGATAGCGTACTTGATAAGTGACAATTTAGGGTCATCGTTAGCACCGATTTGACCAGCTTCGTCATCGAGTTTAGAAAGGCCAATGATTTCAGCCCATTTTTCGTAAACACGGGAACCAGTAAGAGTAGTTACGTTTTCAACGTTTACATACTCTTGCAATGAATCGTATTGACGAACCAATGTATTAATAGCTGTGCGAATATCTTGAGGAATAGTCAAGCCAGCGTCAGCACCAGTCCCGTCTGTTTTAGAATCAAGCAAGTTTTGGTAACGACCACGAACGAGGTTCTTGAAGTCTTTAACAAAGTTAGCTTTAACTTCTTCTTCGTTTTCAGTCAAAGGTTGTTTCTCTTCCTCTGACATATTCGCTACTTCGCTAGCACGAGCTTCAGTGTATTGTTCTTTGAACATGTCCCGTTTCACCTTAGCGGTGTCACGTTCGTTTTTGATTGCTTGCAATTCTTCAGCGGTAACTGAATCATCAAGCATAGCTACGTTAAGTTTTTCATTAAGATTTTCGACCTTGTCGCCTTGAGCAACCCAAAGGTCGTGCAATTCATTAGATGTCTTCATTAATCATCTTCCTTTCATTTTTCAAGTAAAATAGCCAATTTCTGCTCACGCAACGTATTGGTTTTAGGCGTAGCAATCATACTCTTAAATTTAGTGATTGCTGATTTGCTTGGTAGTTGATGTACGGCATTCGTAACCATGATTTCTTCTTCATCGTTATCGAAGAACATTATTTCATCAGCAAAGCCTTTATCAACGGCAGTTTTAGCATTAAGCCATGTCTCTTTAGCCATGAGATCAAGTAATTCTGGTTGTTTAAGACCAGTCTTCATTTCATAAGCCAAAGCAATGGATTCATCAATACTATTTAATACTGCCGATTGGTGCTCTAGGTCATCCGCATTACTGTGTCCGGGGTCTACCGAAGCCTTATGAATCATCATTTGACTTGTTGGGGACATCCTAACAACGTTCCCAGCCATAGAAATAACACTTGCAGCACTAGCCGCAAGCCCTTGCACATTAACCACAATACGTTTACCACTAGCCTTAAGCATCGTATAGATTTCGCTAGCTGCGAACACATCACCACCATTTGAAGCAATGTTGAGTGTGATTTCTTCGTCTTCATCGTTTTCGATAGCATCTTGAACCATTTTTGGATAAGTGCATGTCATTCCAAAAAAATCATAAAACGCCACTAAATCATTGCTTGCAATATCGCCTTTAATGTCAATCTTGCCCATTTGTCTCACCTCCTTTCAATGTGGTATGGTTAGGATTTTCACCCTTTGGCAACTCTTTAGGCAAAATCTCAGCTTGTTGCAAAATATACAAGCCTTGATTTTGTGCGAGTGTACCAGTCTTAACCATGCTATTGACACGGCTGATATAGTTAGCACCAGTCGGATCAACCGCTGGGAAAATATCAGCGTCAACTTCGCATGAAAGTTTTTGAGACAGTTCGCTAAGAAATGGTCTTAAATAACGTACGACTGCTTTAGAGTACACATTAGAACTCATTTCTAGTGATGATTGTTGGTCACCTTGTCCGCCGACAACATTTTCTGGGATACCGTAGACCTTGGCAAATTGTCCGGTCGTCCAGTCCGCTTGCTTAAGTAGTTGGGCCACGTTGGATTTTATTTCAAGAGGTGTGAAGTCCTCTAAATCATCCAGTACCAACGGACCACCTTGCATTTGCTTCATCGCTTGTCGAGAACGTGAGAGCTTAGTTTTGAAATCGAGCAACCCACCACCCTTGATTTTCAAAATACCATTGGCATTTAGGGCGTTTTTAAGGGAATTGAGCGTTAGCTTGTCACTGGCTTTTTGAATATTCAGTTCTCTACCAAGGGCCATCAACGGACTTACGCTTGTCAAACCACCGTCCACGGATAGCAGTCTAAAGTGTAAGACATCGCTTTGCGGTACATGCTGTTTAGGTGGTATGCGTGGGTCATCAAATGTGATGTTGTAATAAAGCCCGTTCTGATTGTCTAATCGGTTGAAAGAAACTTGAGATGGCCTTAAATACTCCCACTTCATATCACGGCCATTATCATTTCGCCAACGGTACGCAAAGGCTTCGCCACCCAATAGCATTTGAGCAAAGATGGACTGGTAGAAGTTAAAGCGATTAGCGTTGTTCGATGGGTTATCTACGATACCTTGCATTTGCTTTCGACTAGTTGTTAGCTTAGCGGTTGCAAGGTCGTTGGATAGCTGGCTGATAATAGAGAATAGGTCCGAGTTTTTAAGAGCGGTTTCGGCTGAAACCCACTCACTACCATTCAAGGTAGCTAAAAACTCTGGATCTGTAATATCAAAAAAGCCCCCTTGATTGCTCGGTGGGCTTTCGGTTGCTAAATTAAATATCGGCAATTATTATCACCTCCTTTCTAGCCTTTTTTAGCGGCTAGCTCACTAATTAAACCTGCTAATACGAATGTAACAGTCATGCTGATACCAAACCACACGTAGCCAATGTTGTAAGTGGTTAAATTAAGCGAAATTGCAGCTAAAATGAACATCAAAATGTCAAAAATAGCCCAAATCGCCTTAAAAAACTTCAAAATCATATATATTAATACTCCTCTAACAGCCCACTTTCTGGGTTTTTAAGCCACTCTAAAACAGCTTCTTGGCTCATGTGTTCTACTTTCCATGTTGGGTTATTGGTAATGGCATAATCTTCAAAAGCATACATACCGTCATAAAACGCATCAATAAGAGCATCCACAACGTCAATCTTGTATGTAGATTTCATTTTATCTACTTGGATACCGATGTTATCTTCTTTGATTACAGCATTTATCAAGGCTTTTCGCATGATTTCATCATCAAGACGAGTAATATTGCCTTCGATAAATAGTGTTTGAAGGAATTTTGTAGGGTCTTTCAATTCACTTGTTCGCTGTCTAATTGGCATGAGCGGGAAACTAGTGTTAGACTCTAGTGCTTTGATAATCTTTGAAACTCCCATAGCGTCATATCCGAAGAAAACTACATCAAGCTGATTGTCTTCAACATAATCAACAAACCAGCGATAGACCTCCTCTGGATTGATAAGCCCTTGTGGGTGGCTTGTAATCGTACAAAAACCCTTGGTTTCTAAATCTCGATAATTGACACCGTCTTGTTCCATTTTGGCTTCCAATGAGCCCGCTTGTTGCCACGGGATGAAACTGTGTTGTTCGACATGCCATTTCTGGCGACCATCTTCCGAAACATACGGATAAACGAAACCAATAGCCGTATTATCACTGAACATAGACGCATCTAGTCCGACATAGACACGCTTGCCTTTAATGTCAAATTCATCAACGACTGCATTCTCAATGTCGCTTAATTCGAGGAAGCTGTTGCTATCTGCCAATAACCAACAATTCATGTTCTTAACTTGGAAATCAGCAAGGTTACCGCTTAATAGGTCGCTATCCCTTTTATCCATCAACCCTTTCATAAGGTTGTCACGCTCTTGTTCCAGGTCTAAAAGCGGGTTACTTTTCCCCCATGTTTCTGGTTGGAAGACTTCATCTAAATTGTCTTGAGACCACACTAAGCAAAGGTACGTATCAGCATCCCTACTATCGTCGTCTTCCATCGCTTGCTGCATAATCCTTTGGTCTTCCCTAAACGGAACGGACGGATTTGGGTAAGCGGTAGAAATTTGGACAAACTGTCTATTCGGGACTTTTACTTGCCCAGAGACGATTTTAGATACTGCATCTCTTGTTTCGATTTCTCCAATCTCGTCAAAAATAGCGGTTGTTCATTCAAGTAAAATGAAAACTATCATATTGCCCACTTTCAGCAGATATCGCCCTTAAAACGTTATTGTTAGCTTTCATAATAACTTGATCACTATGCAGACCTAATTCAGTTTCGTTCGCTAAACTCTTAAAAGGCTCGTTTTGAATTATCTGCTTCATCATGGATTTGATGTAACCAAGCAACTTGTTTGTTTGTTTGAAGTTGATAGAGGTTACTAGATAATCTTGGTTTGACAATCCGAAACTTTCGATAAAGTATGAATAAGCCGTTAGAATAGCCATCAAATACGTTTTACCTTGACCACGACCAACTGAAACAATGGCACGGCTGAAACGTTTACCGCCGTTAGCGTTTCTCCATCCGAAAAGCATACATAGGATGAATTTCTGCCACGGCATCAACTGTGTAGGCTCTCCAGTATCAACGTTTGGACATATCCTAGCAAAACGCAATAATTTGTCCGCCTCAGTCGTTTCATAGGTATATGGAAAGTCGTCGTTACCTTGTCTTTGTAGGTCTCGTAAATGTCTGAAACATGCCAATTTAATCATGTATCCAGTCACTATTCTGCCCTCTAAGGCATCAAAGCAATATTTTGTGCCATCGTCTTGATATCTTTTGGCGATATCGGTGAAATCAAATTCCTTATATGCCGAATCTATATCATGAGTTTTTGTTAAATTTGTTTTCATTTACTATTAATCACCCCCTTTCAATAAAAAAAAGAACAATTACAATAATTGCTCTAGCTTTTTTTCTATATTTTCATAATATTTAATTCTAATTAGTTTTATTTTTTTATCGATACAATATTCGTTCTTAATTAAATCCCTCTTTTTCTGCAATACAAATGCTTTTTCTCCGCCCCATCTTTCAATAGGTCTATCATGCTGTTCTCCATCAAATTCTATTAATACATTTAATTTCGGTAAGTAAAAGTCAAAAGGCAAAGGGTTTTTATATCTACAATCATCAAATCTAAACTGTTCGATAAATTCAATATCATTACGATCCAAAAAATCTTTTACTTTTTTCTCTCCTTTGTATTCATTACAGTTTAAACATCTAACGCCGTTTTTAAAATTATGAGGTGATATCATTGTTTCTTTACCGCATTTTTTATGTATCATTTTTATTTTATTAATAGATTTTGTAAATTCACCGACTACAATGTACTCCCGTTTGGCGTGTTTATCTATATATTTAATAAAATCATTTTTACAAGTTATTCTATTATCACTTCTACTGTATGATTCATCATCTAATTTTTTTAATATTTTTTCTCTTTTTTCACAGCTACAGTAACACCTTCCTTTATATAATGAATTAAATGATATCTCAAACACTTTATTACATTCATTATGCTTGATTCTTATTTTGGATTTACTATTTTTATAACCATTAATATACTCATATTGTTCTCCAATAGTTTTCTTTATCATTAAGTTAATGTCTTCTGTATTATTTTTCCTAGCATTCGATAAACTTTTATATCTGCATTTTGGACAACCTTTACCTCGCAATAAATTGTCAGGAGATATTTCATATTTATGTCTACACTCATTATTTAAAATTAAGACTTTTGATTTCGAGTCTATATATTCAGAAAGCAATTCATACTTACTACCGTATTTTTCTTTTAATTCATTATTAAATGATTCTGAAGTTTTATATTTTCCGGCGCAATATGGACAACCTTGGCCAGAAAGAAGATGAGTTGGACTATTGAACCAAACATTATTACAACTTTTACATCTTATTTTTATTTTTTCTTTAGCGCCTTTATACTCTTCTAAGATTTCATATCTTCCGTTATTTATTGTTTTTATTTCACTTAAAAATTGTTCATTCGTTTTTTTAATCATACTTTATCCTTAATGTATTGTATTTGCTTAACTTTACAATACTATTATACAATTTTCTGCTTTACAATGCAATACTTATAATGTATAATATTAAAAAAAGGAGATAATATGGCAAAAAAAAGAATGACTTTTACATTAGATGAAGAACTACTTGTTGAATTAAAAAATATATCAAATAAATCAATGATTCCTCAAGCTAAAATAGTTCAAACAGCTATAAAAGAATATTTAAAAAAGATGTCTTTATAATAGACATCTTTTAATTTCCTAAAAACTCTTTCATCATATCCCCTAGAGACTTATTATCCGCCTGACTTCCAGCTATTTCTGCCAATTCTGCCCGTCCTTTAGGGGTCAAGCCTAGCTGAATGCCTATCTTATTAAGGGTTTCAGCGGCGTCTTTCATCGTCGCAACGGCTGGATTTTTCTTAAACCCCATTGATTGCTCACCTAAAATCTCACCACTTCCGGGAGACTGGATATATTTAATAATCTCGGTTTGGATACCGTTTTCTTTCACGTCCTCGTAGGCTTTTTTGTAAATCTCGTAGGTCGTGCAGTAGGTTTCAACAAGGAATGTATCAATGCGTTCGACCTTTTCTGTTGCTTTTAAAAAAGGAATGATTTTAGTCCAAACCGTCCTCGCCACTGTACCTAAGTAGTTCGGCGGGTCAAGCGGTAGAAAACGGTCATTTTGCTTGTAAAACGGCTCACGCCTTGCCGGTGACTTATTTGCCACGCTCTCACCTCCTAAAATAAAAAAGACCCTTGTTAAAACCCTCAAAATTGGCGTGCGATGCGAGAAAACACCTTGTGGCGGCTCTCCTTGACACGAGAAAGGGGCGGGGGTCAATTTTAAATCGTCTCGAGTGTTATTATACCACCCTTATTCTAAAATCGTGCTATGGGCTTATTAGAGGGGTCTAACAACGTTCTCTTTTTTGCGGGCTATTAAATCGGCCCACGACGCCACGGAAAGTCGTAGTTCAGTGTTCTGTTTCGTTTTATTTTGACCAGTACCATATATTTCTTGTTCCAAGGTACGTTTCGTGTTATCGCAGCTCCTACACGCAGCTACCACGTTTGAAATTTCAGTCCTAAGTTCTGGAGCTATTTCAACGGGTGTTACGTGGTCGCCTATGCGTGCGTCTGGTGTGGTCACACCCAAGGCAAGACAGTACTGACATAGATAGTTGTCACGCTCCAAAGCTATCTTACGAATAGAAGACCAAGTCTTTGAGCGATAGAATGCGTAGCGTTCCTTGCTCTCGTCGTCTCGGTTTCTCACTCGTGTGTTGTATCTTGTGCGTGAGTATCTCTGTCTCTCCTCAATGTATGCTGCTTCCATACTGCTATGTTTACTACAGTAATGTAATGGTCTCTCTGTTAGAGCATGGCAACCGTCTGCCTTGCATCGTCTGACCATTGGCATTGGTATACCTCCTCTCGATCAGATAAAACAAAAGAAGAACACTCCTGTGTCCTTCTGATTCGATAATACTATACTACCATGGCTAGAGTGTGATGCACTATAGATTGGTGTAAATCAATGCAGATTAGTCCAAATACTTCTCAGCTTGTCTTAGCTTCACATAGTAGGTAGCTTTACTAAAGCCCATACGGTCACATATCTGCCAGATATCCAGCTGGTCTATATATACCATCTGGAGTAGGGATCGTGCATCTATATCCCCCACCTCTGCGATTTGACGGCGGAAGTCTAGCTTTTGCTTAATAGCCTCGGCAGTGAAACGTTCCACTTCCTCCCTAGCTGTCATAAGCTCCACATAGATATCATCCTTGCCCTTACGTTTGCCCCCTTGGACCATATCAGTCTGCATAGCACTAGCCGTTACTTTTAGCGCTTGCGATTCCAGTCGTTTGATTTGCTCTATCTGACTGTCAATATATCTATCAAGCGCTTTGATTTGTTGCAGTCGTTCAACTGTTCTCATAAATTACTTTCCTTTATGGTATAATAATATTATTAGCGTTTGAACAGTCCTAGGCATTAGTCTGGGTCTTTTTTTATACAAGAATAAAGAAGGATTAGGCTACCACCTCCCATGCGTTATATTTAGCCCTGCCACCAGCTATGCAAGGCTAGGGTAACAAAAATAAAAAAGGTTCCTCGATTCTAATTGTTTATTTAACTGGTAATAGCTAGTGAGGGAGTTGAACCCTCTTAAACCATTCTAGCTACACGCCTAACATGTAGGCTGTATATAAGGCTTTTCTGACCGTTACCTTGTTACGCCCAAGCTCGCCCTTAGTTCGATATGCAAGAGTGATACGGTCAACTTCACTATCTAGACTTTCTGGCCATTCGTAATGGTTGAAGACATACCTAGCTATCTCACTGAATAGCTCTCTGGATAGCAGTCCTTCTAGCTGAATCACTTTACGAGGCGTTAGGTTAACATGCTCCACATAGAGTGCATTGATAGCACTGTAGATATTCTTAGCTTCCTTCTTTGCGCACCCCTTAATTTTCATGATATGTGCCACGATACTGTTTGGATAAGTAGCTCTCAATTGTTCCACTTCCTCACGATATCGCTGGAATAGTTCCTTAGTAAGTCCAGCATTCGTCTTATCGACTTCTTGCCGACCTGTGCCAGGCTTACCAGAATAGTGCTCTGACAGATAAGCGTGCAGGTCGTCGAGTAGATTGTCTGAGATGAACTCTCGCATATCGTTTAAAGTTGCGGGCGACAGTCTCGAACGCTCTTTAACCACATTGTCGAATCTCTGGGAATATTTCCTAGCTTGATGACGGTCACACTGTTTAACCTCTTGGATGTGCTTGGTGAGTGTTCTATTATGCTCCGATTTTAGCTTGTTAAATTCGTCGACTAACCGTTGGAATAGCTCCTCGGTCAGTCCAGCGTTGGGGTAATTACTAGGCATTAGTTCACCTCCAACAATTCCGGATTTTCGTATATGTTGCCGATAACCTTTACCAAACCGTGAGCATTACATAACTGTTCGAAGTTATTATATTTAATCAAGGTGCTAACAAACATCCCTAAATCCGATCTAAATTCAACTACTCCGGTTGTAAAACCACCCTCCGAATCAACTATATCCCCTTCAAAAATCTCTTTGCCATTCTTGTCAGTGAAACCAGTTGAATGCATTAAAACGATGTCATTGAAATCGTAGCAATTCGTCCGTTCGAAAAAGAGTGTTTTTACGCAAATTTGTTTCTCTTCGAAATCGATATACACAATATCGTCAGCTTCATACATGGTTTTAAAATCCTTATCCCAAGCTCTATATTTTGGAATCATTGCCCTCTCTCCTTCAAATAGCTAGGGATATCATCCCCAACATTTACGCTGTCATACTGCTCCTTGCTGACAAGGAACTTGCCATACGCCCCACAATCGAGCGTGTAGAGTTTCCCGACCATTGATTTTCCAGTAACCTTTCCGTGTAATTCAACGGCATTATCAGCCTTGTGGATAAGTACCATCTCGATAGGTCGGTTGACTACCCAGACCACTGTAGCAATATTAATCACTAGCGATAGCACTAGCAGAATTGTCGCTACTGCTAGCTGATTTTCTCGTTTTGATTTTAACAAAGTTGTCATCAATCATTACTCCTTTTCTATCCTTGATGTCGTTATAAGCAATTGTGAGGCACTCTTCCACGTCGTAACCGAGCTGTAAGCATAAAACTACTAGCGTTACGATAGAATCGCCTATAGCGTCTTTTAACGACCATTCTGGATCAGTGAAACCGTGAGGTTTTAGAAATACATCTCTAATCTCGCCCACCTCTTCCGTGACCTTCATCCATTCGATTTTAGGATTCCCCTTGTCCAGTCCATGACTAATAGCCCACTCGTTGATTTTATTAATTAGGTTATTCATCCGTTACCTCCTTGGTCGCTATCGCATCTGCTATTGACATGATCGATTTCTTGACATGTAGAGGGTTCTTGAATACTGGCTTTTCCATAAATTCTGTGACCGGGATATCGTTAAGGTAAATTAATGAACCAAGAATGCCAATTTGTTGGACATAGTCAATTTTTTCAGCGTTAATCAACATCTTCGCCTGCTCTTTCCCTCTGTCAAGAGGGATAACTTCAATAAACTTTGCCATCTATTCCACCTCCTTAACTTTCACGCCTTCGCAGTCAAATACCCAGCCAAAACCGTTCGCTTCTAGCTCTTTGCGGGTGTGGGCTACTCTTACCTCCTCCGTCCTGCCATCGTCGTCAAGAAACCAAAAGTCCCAAGCTGTATTGTAATTCAAAAAGGTGTCATCATCGTCAAACCCTTTGATTTCAACCGTATACCTAGGCTCCTTCTCGACCTCATAACCAAACTGGTGCATGTTGACAATTATTTTGATAGCATTTTCGTTTTTGCGATACCAACGTGTGATATCGTCATTTAATGTTTTTTTAGGTACACAGGCATCTTCGTCCAAACTTTCAAACATATCCCAAGCCAAGTAATGTAAGTTTAAGTAAAATTCACCTTTAATTTCCTCATACCAATCTGCCACGCACTGTTTCACCACTGGTTTAGGAACAATTGAATCATATAAATCTTCAGCATGAGCTATTGAAAGGTGCCCTACTGTTGCTAATTTCTGTACTGCTTCATCTTTGTTCATCATTTCGTACTCTCCTTGTAAATAATCAATGCAGATGTATGGTAATATTCAGCACTTACACCGCTATCGGCTACGGCTGATACGTTAGATTGATACTTGATATCAATGAGTTCTATATCTGGATTTTCTTTGAGGAATCCATTAATTAAGTCATCGATTTCTTGGTAATTGGCGAATCCATATCCAACCTCTAAATACTTCGTTCTAATCATCAATTTCCACCATTTCTACCTTATATTTCCTTGCATTGCGATATTTAACACCTAATCTGTGTAATTCATTAATCGCATCGTTTTTATTGCTGAAGACTTGCTCACTGTCTTCCATGCTGTCGTAGTAAACTATAACTTTATATTTCATTGCTCAATTGATCTCCTTCCTTTGTCGTTTGCTTTTTATTCCAATTCCTTGATTTCAAATTCAATGCGTGGGTTAGGGCTGTACTTCTTGCGAGCTCTTAAATCGCAAACAATACTGTCATCCGTCCAGACGATACCCTTCTTATCAACCTTGTTGTAACCAGCTTTTGAAATACTGTCAAAGAGCGCTTTGACCAAATTATCAATATCGGGCTTTCTAAAATGCCAAAGCATTTCGGACGTAAACTGTTTAAACATGTCCCACGTTTTAGCTCTAGCCTTTGGCGTGGGCTTCTTTGATACGCTCAAAGGTGCCTTCATGTAAAAGGTGACATCTACTGAAATCGGTCCGTCGAAGAATTGCCCGTTATACTCTTGCTCGATTAATTGCGAGCATTTACGACGCCATGCCTTCATTTTAGGGTCTTCATAAGTTCCAAACTTGCTGAATCTTGGTCTTGTTTGCGGTTTGGGCTCGATGTTTAGGGTTAATTTCATCCTAACTAAGCTCCCCTCTCAATCCGCAGAGATCAAAAAGATTTTGTTTGTTAGCCTCGATATACTCAAAGAATATTTGTAACTCAGCTAGTTTTCTTTTCTCTTTCTTCACTCCTAAACTTGTATGATATTCTATATCCTTCTCAGGTTTCGCCTTAATGTCTAGCCAGTAAAGAGGCTCAAAAACGTCCCCATTTTCATCTAAAGATGGTTCTGCGTCCTGGTTCCTAAAAACCATCTTCATATCATAGCCAATCATATTCTTAATTTTGATTTCTTTATTTTCAATCTCGATTACGATTGATGTTTTTGGGACGTTGATTTTAGTTATCATGTTGTTTCTCCTGTAATTTTTTATATTTCTTTAGGCACTTCTTGCAGAAATGCTTATCAGTTCCTTTGTATTCTATTTCCTCAGCCCAAAGAGGCTCTTGCCAATACTTCTTGCAATGAGACCACCCTGTTACATTATTAAAAAGGTGAGGTTTTGCATTACCATGTATATATCCTGTATTATTGCGCTCTTCTGAGGCTAAAGGTAATTCCCATCTATATCCAACCATACTTAGAACCTATTAGAAAGGCAGATCATCATCTGAGATGTCCATAGGGTTTGAACGACCAAATGGAGAGTTGTAGCCTCCTGATGAGCTATTTCCATTTTGGAAAGAGTTCCCTTGGTTCTGCTGATTACCTTGACTGTTGCGACTTTTCAGCATTTGGAAGTTCTCAGCGACTACCTCAGTGGCATACACTCGTTGACCTTGCTGATTCTCGTAGCTACGGGTTTGAATGCGTCCAGTAATTCCAATCAACGCCCCTTTTTTAGCCCAGTTAGCCAAATTCTCAGCTTGCTGACGCCAGATAACGCAGTTAATAAAGTCTGCTTCACGTTCGCCGTTAGCGTCCTTAAAGTTGCGGTTAACAGCAAGGCTGAAAGATGCTACTGCGATATTATTGCCAGTGTATTTTAGTTCGGGGTCACGGGTTAGGCGACCAACAAGACAAACTGAATTAATCATGTTCTATCCTTTCGTTTACTCTTGAACGTTTAAGAAATCATTCAACGTTAAGATCGTGTGCAATTTCTTTTGAGCTTTGCAATAATCACAATGCCCACACTTTTTAGGCTCTTCGTTCCCGAGTGATACTTGGTAGACTCTCGGAGCGTGCTCTGTGATGTAATTCAGCCCCTCTGTGAGCCATTCTTCAGTAAGCTCGATAATTTCCTTATCTGGTTGTTTTTCCTTCGATACAGCTACGATAAACGGCTTATACGTCGGGTAGCCCATTTGTCGTAGGAGCTCTAAATAAGTTCCTAGCTGGACATGGTATTGAAACCCTAGAATATTATTAACCGCCGTTGGTACTTTTGTACGCAATTCCTCTGACCATTCCTTAGTCCAGATGGATTTCATGGTTTTCAAATCGACCACATAGCCTTTTGAAAAGTTGATACTATCCAATTTCCCTTTGAACGGTACGCCGGCGATGATTCCAGTGACAATCTTTTCTTTTTCGACTTTATCGCCTTTTTTCCCGTGGTAAAGGTTATTGAAAAGTGTGTCATCCTTGAGCGTGTCGATAACTTTCTCAGCCAATTTAAAATCTGTTAACAATCCATAAGGTTTGCGGCTTGAGAACAAAGCCTTTTTGTTATCCTCTTTAAATTTCTCATGAGCTTCTTCGCTCTCGAAGTAGCTATGGACATAGTTTCCGAAAAGTAACGGTTTTTGATCTCGTTCGTCTTCCCAGATTCCATCATCAATAGCTTTAGCTCTAGCCTCGCATTTCATATATTCCTTGAAACGACTTACAGACATATAGGTTTTGTCGGAATAATAATTATCATCCGTCAAGATTGTTAGTTCAGTCATTTTCTACCTCTTTGATTTTGGTTGAATCCCCTTCGAACAAGCTGACTTCTTCGATGATTTCACCAGTTTCAGAATCTACACTTTTTTCTGTTTCAGATTCAGCTTCATCGCTCATGAGGTCGCCTAAAAGTGTTTGGGTGTCCTCGTTTTTTGGTGTAACATCGATAGGGTCAGATTTAACTTCCTCAGTTTGATTGTCTGAGATAAGCCCTTCTTGCATTTCAGTTGATAGGGGGGCGTACTTGCTCAAAATGCTCTTGAGCACGGTTTTTTGAGCCATTGCATCAAAATCAGTAGACCAAGGCCCTCTTGAATAGGTTTTAGAAAAGCGTTTCCCGTGCGATTCAGCTTGTTCTTTCGTCCAGAACGTCAATTTTTTAAACCCGTTTACAAGTTCGAAGGTTGCAAAGTAGCCATATACCTCGTCTTCCGGTTGAGTGAAGTCGATATCAAGCGTCTCAAATAATGGGTCATAAGACTTAAATTGTGCTTTGTAGACCTTGCCAGAATTGATGGCCTTAAACTGACCAGAGCGAATAGCTAGCTGGATAAGTCCTTTGTAACCCAATTGAAATTGTGCATCTTGTTTGTAAGGCACAATATAAGCAAAGCCCAAACTTGGCTCGATAGGCAGGTTTAATACCGCTGCTTTCATCGCTGCTGTCATAATCGAAGTATTACTTGCTCGTGCCAGCAAATTGTTGTTGTTTACAATTGACAACAGACTAGCTGTAAATTGTCGTTCATTTCCATTCAACACCTCTTGAAATTTCTGTTTTACCGCTGGTGTGTTGAAAAAATCTTTATGCGCTAGTTGATTACTCATGTTTTTCTCCTTATATACCCCTATTTCTCAAATTAAGGGGTCTCTTATCGTTTTTAGGTGGTAGATAGATAATTTATACCACTCACACTTTTAAATTGATTACAGACGATTTTAGGCGGTGGTTTCTGATTTTTGGTATTCTTCGTAAAAATCAAAGCCCTGCTCTTTAAGTCTGCTGAGCTTGCGTGCCATAATTTTTTTTAAAAGCTCAACGATATCTTCTTTATCGTCCGCACCCAGTCTGACCGATGACGAGGTGTCTATCCCGTCAATACTTTCGTAAACTTTGACCTCGATATAGTTCTTCCCTTCGGCTGAACTTAGCACTCTTACAAGGTCACTTAAAACTCTCGACTCGTCCCAGACTTTTTCAAATTCTTTGAATGTTATCATTGTTCGCCCCTTTAAATACCATTATCGATTGATATCCTAAAGCCATATATTCGTTCAACTTTTCGATGAACGAATATAAATCCAAATCGTCAATCATTTTCTGCTTGTGTTCTTCCGAGAATACCAAGCCGTGGATGGCTTCATAATCTCGGAATAGTTTTAATTTCTCTTCTAACTCAGTCATAGCATCACCCTTTTATCTTGCTTATTGCGGAACTTGTATACATGCTCATTAGTCGAGCCATATCCAGTTCCTTTGAAAATGCGTGAATAGATACGCTTGCCATAAGTGCCTTTGATGTCCTCAGGGGCTAGGTTGGTAGTGATGATGGTCTTGGTACGCTTGTTCAAAATGCTGTACAAGATACCGCTAGACCACTCTGTCACTTTCTCAGTGCCCACGTCATCAAGCACTAGCCATTCAGCTTCAGATATCCGCTTGATGTATTCAGATTCAAGGCTGAAATCCTCTTTGATTTTAGCCAATAGGTCTACTACGTTGATGAATAGCCCTATTTTCTTGGTGTGATCAGATAGAGCCTTCAATGCTGCATAAGCTAGATGGCTTTTACCAACTCCAGTATCTCCAATCAAGACAATGTTGTAGTCCTGACCGTCTAAGTAGCCCTTTAATTGGCTTCTAACGGCTTCCAAATCCTCTTTCTGCTCTCTGGTAAGAGCTTTGAAGTTTTGAAAAGTAGCACTAGCTAGGTCATCATCCAGTAAGCTGAAATCTTTGAGAAAATACAAGCGTTTCTGTTCTTGTTCTCGCTCATACTGTTCTTGTGCTTTCATCTCATTCTGTTTGCCCTGTTCTTCAAGATGGCATTTAGGGCAAGTCTCGTATGGTTTGCTAGAAATATCTGGAATATACATGCTGACATATCGGCAATTGTGCTTGTCACACATTTTGTCTAATGGTTTCATGTATTTTCGTCTCATATTTCCAACTTGTGCATCTAAACTCAATACTTGCTCCCTCTAGGTCCAAATTTAGGCTTATCACTGTTTGGCTTTTTGGATTCAAATTTATCTTGTTCTTCTCGTTGCTGAGCTAC